TGCTGCAACGGTTCAGCGGGGCAGCATCCCAAAGGACAAGGGCAGCCCGGACAAGATGCTCCTCCGGGTACATCAAGGGCGGCGGTACTAAGGCGCCACCCTCCCGTTAGAGCCGTTGCTGTTGAGCGTCTTGTGGCACTCGTTGGATGTGCAAAGCCTGCCGCCTGTCTGGCGCCAAGACAGAGCGAGTCCGGACCGAAGGCCCCGGCCACCAACGACACCCCGCAGGACGCTCACCAGCAGCAAGTGCCACCGGATGGCGCGTCCTGACACAGAAAGGAACCGCTGTGCAACGGGAAAAAAGGGGCCCGGCGCTTGCTGCAACAGTTGCGGAGCCAGGCCGCTTCGCCTGGCGAAACAACGCCGATAAGGGAACGAAAGGAGGTGGACATCATGGGCAATTGAGGCTTCCTGCGGGCCTAGCGCGGACCCGCTGAAATGCGGACAACTTATACCGAACACGTATGCGGGAACTAAGTGAGGGACCAGCCCCGATGATCGGCTGGCGTAGCGGAAACAGACGAAAGAACCGCGACAGCCCGGAGAGACGGGCAACGAATTCAGCAGGCCAGCAGACTGCTCCGGGAAGAGCTGATCGAAACACGACGACCCGGCCGAATTGGTGAGCGCGTAATGAACGTCATGAGGACGCCTGGAGAGTCAGCACCACAGAACGGCGTGACAGCCCGGAGAGACGGGCACCCAGGCCAGAAAAACGCCCGAGTGGCGCAATCAGCCGAGGCAAGACGGCCGTCGAGGACGGCATGAGCCGATAGCGATACCACTGGCACCACAAGGCCGGCGACAGCCGGAGATTGAGAACGGAGGATCAGATGTTTGAAGTTCGCAACAAATGGGCTGTTGGCAGCCGGCTGGCAGCGGTGCTTGGCCCGGCGTCCGGTCTGACCGCGCAGACAACCAAGCTGCAGGCCGCGGTTATCGCCTCGACCATGAGGCTCCCCAAGGAGCCGCGGCATCTCCGCGGCAAACACTACCCGCACAGCTCCACGCGCCAGCGTGAGCGTGGCGCCAGGCAGATCGCAAGCGGCATGTGCAAGCCTGCCAACGGGCTTGTGCGTCCCGGGCAGGTTCTCGTGACCGATGGCGGCAAGATGTTCATTCGCCGTCCGTATTGATTGGTGATCAATGATTTAGGACAAGGAGAAACGATGGACATCCAACGATTGCGCAACCTGACCACAGGAAGATTGCATACGGAAATCGACCGCGTCTACGAAGACTTGGAGGCGCTCACCGGCGCGAGCGGCTTGATGACGCACATGCTACCGAGGGCAATCAGGGCGGTTGAACCATGGTTGCGGGAACACGTAACCGACCAGCGATTTTGGGACGGCGAGTACGACCCAGCCCACATTGGGGAGTATGAGTTGCCTCAGCCGACTGCGGCCGACATGGAGGCTATGTTTGATCGCTACAAGGCCCAACCGACCATCTTGAAGGTAAGTCAGCGGCTGTAGTGCAGTTGTGATTCCGAACTAGTAATGGAGGAAGCCATGCTTCTCGAAATCCTGATTCTCGTAACACTGTGCGTCGGCGTCCCGATTCTGGTCGGCCACGCGATCAACTACGGAGGCAACGATGAGTCCTGATCGCGTTCGCCAGATCGTCGCGCAGCAGCGCGCCATCGAGTCGCGGCGGCCGCCGCAACTGGAAGGCAACCCACGGCTCGGAGATGTCGTGGCGTTCGTTTTGAGCGTCACCGTGCTGGTGTACGCGCTCATCGACACCGTGATCGGGGTGTTCCTGTGAGCGGGTGCATGAGCGAATGGAGCGACTCTGAAGTCGCGCAGCGCGTCAAGCGAGAACTCGATCGGACGCGCAATCGATCGCCGTCGTTTGTCGCCACCAAGTTCGACCGCGAGTACGCGGTCTGCGACCACGACTCCGGGATGTTCAACATCCCATTCCCGCCTGTCGCCAAGCATGCAGACGAGGAGATGCTGCGCGCCATGCGTGACGCGCTGCAGAAAGCCTGGATCGTGCTCGACTCACTGCGGACCTACCGCACAGAAGACGAGCTGCTGGAAATCATTGGCAGCGAGCAGTTCGCCGATGCCAGAGAGGCGGTGCGCCAGGCTGGTGCGCTGCAGGTCGGCGGTCAGAAATGAGCAACATGCCTGGGTTCGGCGACTCCGCAACGTGGCCGCCAATCGGCGCCCATGGCGATCCACGCCTGTCCGGACCAGAGCCAGCCGATGAAGTCGAGCAGGCTAAAGACCTGATGGGCGAAATCCGCAAAGAGATCGACCGCGCTGAATCGGCAGTGTGCAGCCGCGACTGGGAGACCTACCGGATCGCCATCCTCAACGCGCACGACTTGGCCGGGAGCCTGTGGTCATGAGCGACTACATCGACCGCACGCAGTTTATCGGCGGCAGCGACACGGCTGCGATTATTGGCGTGTCGCCGTGGAAAAGCGCCTACCAACTGTATCAGGAGAAGATAGGCGCACACGTCGAGGATGTGACGCCGCAGAAGCAGCGCATCTTCGCACGCGGCAAGCGGTGGGAGCCGGTCGTCGTCGAGATGCTTGTCGACGAACTGCTGCACCAAGATCACGACGTTGAGGTTATTAGACGAAACTGGCGGTATCAGGACAAAGAATTCCCGTTCCTTGCCGCTGAAATTGACCTTGAGTTGGGGGTCGACGGCGAACAGTGCAACGTCGAAATAAAAACCGTGCACCCGTTCGCCGCGAAGGCATGGGGCGAACCTGGAAGCGACGAAATCCCGATCTACTACGCTGCACAGGCCATGCATGGACTGATGGTCACAAAGCGTCGGCGGTGCATCGTTGCCGCACTGATCGGCGCAGACGACCTGCGCATCCATGAGATTGTTCGCGACGCCGAAACCATCGCCGGAATCCGCGCGAAGGAGCTTGCATTCTGGCAGCGCGTACAGGATCGCAATCCTCCTGACCCGGAAACCGCCGACGACGTGAAGTGGCTGTATGCGAAGGACGCCGGCGAGGTTGCCGAGGCCGACGACGAACTGCTGCGGCTAGTTGGCGAGTTGCACTACCAGAAGCAGACGGCGAAGCACGCAAAAGAAGCGATCGAGCGCGTCTCGACGCAGATCAAACTCGCGATGGGCAACGCCGCGCTGCTGCTGTACGACGGCAGGCCAATCGCAACGTGGAAAAACAACAAGCCAAGTAGGGAAACCGACTGGCGGGGAGTTGCCAGCGAGCTTTGCGCTCCGGTCGAAGTGATCGAGCGCCACACGGAAACCGTAGTGGGCAACCGCCCGCTGATTCTCAAAGTGTAACAAGGAGGAACCATGACCACCGCACAACTGCGAACCGTAGCAAACACCATGACAGGCCGCGAGATGGCCGACGCCGCACGCAAGACGGCCGCCGAAGCCGGAAGCGCCACCGTCAAGCGGTTTTTCGAGTCCAACCGCGGGACGCTCGAAGCCCTGCTGCCGAAGAACTTCAGCGGCGAACGCATGCTGAAACTGGCGCTTGGCGCGCTGCGCACGACGCCGAAGCTTTCCGGAGCCAGCCTGTCGTCACTGCTGGGATCGGTAGTCACCTGCGCGCAGCTCGGCCTTGAGCCGAATACGCCGCTCGGGCACGCATACCTGCTTCCGTTCGACAAGCGCGAGAAGCGCGACGGCCAGTGGGTCACGGTCGAGACGCAGGTGCAGGTCATCATCGGCTACAAGGGCATGATCGACCTGGCTCGCCGCTCCGGGCAAATCGTCAGCATTGCAGCGCACGAGGTCTGCGAGGCCGATGAATTCCGGTTCTCTTATGGCCTGGACGAGGAACTGATCCACCGGCCTGCTCTGAGCAATCGCGGCCCTGTCATCGGCTTCTACGCAGTTGCGAAACTGGTCGGCGGCGGACACTCGTTCGAGTTCATGAGCACCGACGAGGTCAACTTCATCCGCGACAAGTCTGCCGAGAAGAACCGCGCGAAGAAGGACGCAGCAGGAAGGCCAACCATTACCGGCCCGTGGGCAGACAACTACGTCGAAATGGGACGCAAGACGGCACTGCGCCGGCTGTACAAGTACCTTCCGATCAGCATCGAAAGCCTAGCGTTCGCCAGCGCAATTGACGGCAACGCCGTTGCTTCCGCCGCCACGCTGGATGATGTCGCGTTCCTGTCGCACGGCGAAACGGTCGACAACGACACCGGCGAGATTCACGGAACGACATCAGAAGATCAGGCGCAGATCGAGCATCAGCAGGCCATGACCATACCGCAGCAGACTGCTGCCACAGATGATGTCGGCGCGGCGCAGGGCGCAGGTCAGAGCCTGTTCATGGAAGATCAGGCAGGGAGCAATAGCCGTCGGGCTCGCTGATAGATGGACTACGAGACCAGAGTTATGGCGCTTCTCGTTGTGCCAGTCGGGCAGCCACAGTTTTCCGAAATGGCGACGACTGTCGAGATAGTCGACGAAGCAGCAGGGGAGTTCGTCGAGGTCGTGCAGCACGGACGAACGGACATCGGGAAGATCATGATCAACCCGGAAGAGTGGCCG